CCCATGTTTACACTACTATCGCTGAAGTTTCCATATATCATAACACTAGCATTTGTTACTGAGGATATATCGTCTCCATCCCCATTGAGTCCGCTGGTTATATTATAATCCTGGTCATCTGGGTCTATAAGAGCAAAACTACAGCTGTTGGTGTCGTTTACATCTGCATAGAAATATTCCCAGGATTCCTGTGTTTTAAAAATCTCATCAGATAGTATCCATGCATTTACTATATTATCATTACTTGTTACTATAAAATTACTGATAGCATTATCCGCAGTTAAATCTTCATTTCCATCTCCATAAAAAGCACCACCACCCCATGCACAATAATAACTAGCTGGGTCAACAATATTATTGTCACTAGTAGCAACTTGTACCCAATTTTTATAAACTGTTTTAGCACTATCACTGCAGATAACTGTTATAATATCGTCATCTGTTGCAGCAAGAAAATTTGAATCAAGTTGTGTTTCAGAACCATCTGATACCACTGAGAGTTCACTCTCGCTTTGAGTAGATGAAAATTTAAGGAAATATGTATTATCAGTATCAACATATCTAAAACAAAGAACTTGTACATCATCACCACTATCTACATCACTAGCTGTTATAGTTAAATTAATCTCATTTGCTGTAAAACTGTCACCTGTTATAATCAACCCATAATCATTAGTATCTGTACTAAATTGTGCTTCATGATTAACAGCATCGATGGAACATGTACCAGTAGCACTCGCTGTTTCTGTCCATGCAACATCCCCAACCGTATCAGGAGTTCTACCATCCACACTACCAGAACCAGTAAAAGTATCATGGTATACTATACCAACTAAACCATATGAAAAATTCTCCCATCCTGTTTCAAATGTCATATTTACTTCTGAGTCTATCCAGTTCTCATTTGGGAATGTATCATTAAAAAAAGTATTCCTGTAGGGTGTTGTTTCAAAATTATAAATATCACTTGTCTCATTATTTCCATCTGTATCATTTGCTGTTACCTTCCAGTAATAAGTAGTCTGATAACTTGTTGTTGTATATTTATAACTATAACTCCCGTTACTAACAGATGTATTGGTTTGCTGACTTGTATAACTCTCACCATCGCTACTAGTATAGAATGTAATATTCATATTCTGCCCATTACCATCTTCAACAGTTACATTTATAGTTACAACTCCAATACTTTCATTATATGATTCATTAGAAGGATTAGGATTACTAAACTGAGGTATGTTTTCTGTATAAGTACAATATATAAGGTTACTATATGTTGCTTGTCCAGTATCCCAAGAATCTATCGGGTTTTCAATAGAACCATATGTCATAGATTCTACATAGTTCCCGCCATTATCATCTGATTCATCATCAGTACTCTGCCGTATAAATGCATAACTATCTGAGATTATGCCAAAATAATAAACAGTATCTGCTATAACACCTGTACCAGCATCGAAATTAAAAGTAAAATATGCATCAATGCTTGTACCATCTGTTTTTTCTTCAGAAGTAGCAAGAAGATTTAAATTTGAATCATAAAACAGTCCTTTAGCTTTTTCACCATTATCCCATGTATCTGACATTTTTGCAGTGATACTATCAAGTGTACCACTTGTAGCAGGTTTGCCTTTACAAGCTACTAATATATTTTGAATACTTGTATCAGAATATTCACCTGTTTCTGCCGTATTTCCAAATGTCGGGTCAACAACGAACACCACACCAGGAACTATCTTATTCACAGTCTGCACACCAAAAAAGAAACTATCATCCAACACACCACGCTTATACCACACCTTACCACTACTAACCAAGTTTTTAATATCAGACCAGTTAAAAAACACAGTATAATCCTCAGACTCATTCGCAGGCAACGTCAAAATCCACTCATAACCATTAACCTCAGCATAACTTTTAAGAGTCTTATTACAAAGGATATAAAACTGATAATACAAATCACGAGGAGCACCCGTAGTATCCAACGTAAGCGTCACCTTAGCAGACTGACTTGTTTCATTGAAATCCACACCAATATCCAACAACTGACGAGCATTATACCAAGTAACATTATCAGGACTAGCACGAAGATTCCAGTCGAACATATCATGCAACCAAGGTTTCCAATAAGACCAATTAACCGTCTTAGTCTCACTTATACCAAAAGAGTTCTCAGGTGCATACCAATAATTAAAAGCCTCACCATCAACAACAGGCAGGTCACCAGTCTCAGTCGGAATCAACAAAACAACACCAGACGTAACCGAACCAACCGCAATACCCACCACACAAATCTTACGCCAATAACGTTTAAAAAAAAGTATAATCCTATCACGATAATGAACCAGGATAAAACTAATACAAAGTAACAACAATAAAACTAATACAAAATAATGAATAGGTTGTAAATTAGCAATAGCGGAAAGAAACATTCAAAACCCTAAAAAGAGTTTAAGAAACAGTAATCGTCCAAGTCACCTGAAGACTATCAGAAGCAGTAAGAGCCTGACTAATAGTTCCATCCCAAAAGCATAGACCACTTGTCACCGGTGCAACCTTGTTGAATAAACCAGCCTCAGAAACAGTACCAGCCCAACCAGTAAAAGTCGCAACTATTTGAAGTTGATTAGCACTTGGCTGTGAATCAGCCCAATGAGTACCAGAGCTATCCTCCCATGTTCCAAGAGAAGACAACGCTGTTCCTGCAACCCCTGGGTTTGCACCAGTACCAATTGCCATCGCATGAATAGATGCTGAAGAACCAACCTCACGGTCAAGAGCATTAATTACTTCTCCAACAATCGTATCCTGTGTCTGATTATGCTGCAAAGCAGTATGACCCTCATCATAGAAAACTGTTCCATCCTTATGCCATGCAAGGTAATGAACTCTTCCAACTAAACCCAATTTATCTTTCTTATCTTTCATGTATATATCATCTCTTTATAAAAAGGACTCTTCTCAAGTTTCTCTATTTCTTCCTTATGAATCACTTCATCAAGTATTTTTATGCTTTTCGTAACTTTATGTTTAAATTTACGCATAAATTACCACATCTTATTTAGAAAGAAAATAAGAGAAAGAAAAAATCTTTCTCGAAGTATCTCTATGTTTATGGATTAGATACCCATCCAACAGCATCCGAATCGAGAGCAGCACTACCCCAGTATTGCCATAACACAAGACGGGTTCTATCACAGTAGTTCTCATAGAACTCAGTAAAAGTCGGTCTTTTACCCCATGCTTCTCCAACTGCACGCCTACTGTCTATAATTACTGCCTGTACCTCACCTGCATTATCACTACAATCATTTGCATTGCAACATTCTATTACTTTAAGCCCTGCAAGAGTCTGTAGTTTTCCATCTTCGCTATAGCTTGTTCCTGGTATCTGAGAATAGAAATATCCTGTTCCATCCTTGAAATACAGATACTTTGCAACATCTGGATGTAAGATTACATAATCAGGTTCATAACTGTCACCTTGCATATGTTTCATAACTGTTACTATCGAGTTGTAAAGCTCATATGTAAAAGTACAACAACTTCCGGCTATAACCCCATCTGCACATGATACTTTTGATTCTTTATCAATATTTGGTGTACCTATATTTGTTACCAGATTATTGTAGATTTCCTCATCACGACATTCAGCCATCCTTTTTGCCATCTCATTCATTATAAGTGGCATAATATCACCATCGGCTTTCCATTCTGAATATCCACAGACTACATCATAATCTCCCCATGCATTGATTTTTATATCATATGTTCCAAAAGTGGTACTTGTATCACTGAGACATAGACAACTACCTGTCATCGATGTACAACTATTGGTTCTTTTCTCTACATACTTTACCTGTACAGTATCTCCACCACCAGCTGTAAGATCATATTCAAGTGCCGTTATCTTCCCAGAAAGTTGTCCATAACAGACAAGCCCCTCTAAAATCGTATCAGCAAATATATCTGCCTTAACCCAACTTGCTATCTCTGAATTGCTTGTAAGTTCTTCTAAACTTTTCATTTTTAGAAACCCCCGTACCTTCTCTTATATTTAAGATCCTTCAGCATCTCCTCATATGATTTTCCGACTACCTTGTTTTCTTCTGAATATCTACCTCTTTTTTTAAGATCGTTGTTCATGAGTGCTATCGCATTTTTCACGATTTCACCTTTGAACTCTTGTTTTTCTCCTTCCTCTGATTTTGGTTTTGCAATATTGGATTTTTCACCCATTTCTTCCATGATTTTTGATCGTTCCTCTTCTCTTAGTTGCTCTCGGAGTTTGTCCTCTTCCTCTTTCTTTTTCTTAGCTTCCTCGGCTTCTATTTTGGCTTTTTCTAATGAAATCTCTCTTTCAAGATTCTCCTTTTTTAAAGCCTCAAGTTCCTTTTGAAGCTGTTCAATTGTCTTTTCTTCAGACATTTTACTTTTTACCTCCTTTTAATTTTTCATGTTTAATTTTTTCTTTAAGTAAATCTATTTCTACTTTGTTGTATTCATCAGCGAGATCATAATAACTATTATCCACGCTGATGTGTTCTGATATCGTTATCGTGTCATTTTTTGATAAGCCGATACCACATCCTTCTTCTGGACTACACGCACCTCGTGTAACCAGTGAATAGTGATCTCCTTGAAGATTCCTTGCGGTAAGTCTTTTTTCATCAAGTCCCTCAACATCTTCAAAAAATCTATCTATCCATACACCGACTGAACCCTCTGGATATTTTTCAGCATCAAAACGATTTTTCATATACCCTTTAGCTACATTTGCCTTCGGCATATAATCATTTATAACTGGCTGTCCTGTTACCCTTTTTGTTAATGGGTCATATCGGATGTCTTTAATGAATCCTACCTCATCTTCTATTTTTTCTGAATGGTCAATATTTATTGGTTGTCTTTCCCATGTATGGTATGCCCTTTCCAGTTCTTCAGCTGGAAAAAACATTCCATTATATGTTCCATCCCCGATAATCAATGTCGCCCTTTCAAAATCCATATTATTATCTGAAAGATTTTGTTTACCTTTAAGTTTGAATAAATCAGCACAAAGTTCTAAATGTACTCTCTCCGGTTTTATCATGTTCTTGCTTTTTTTCCATTCATCATAAATTGAATAGCAGTGTCCTGCTGCTTGTTTTCTCCCTTCCTCAGTATTTGGGTATTCTTTATTATCTATCATATATTTAATACAAAATGAAGTATAATCATCTCTTGATTCTCCAGGATTAGGTTTCCTTGGAATCATCATCACCTCCTTTTTTCATGTTTGGCTTCCATTTAAGAACCTTTTTTTCTGCTTCTTTTTCAAGTTGCTCATATTCTTTTGAAAGCATACTTATTTTTTTCTCCTGATATTGAGGCACAAAAATCTGTTCATCAACACTCATTATACCCTCTATATCAGGTATTTTTCCATCTTTTTTACCTTGATTTGTGTGTTCTTTTGAATCAGACCATGCATTAACATATAAATCTTTTATATCTACATAATATTTTTCCGCTATTGGAAGTATCTCATTTGCATTTCTAAGCATTGGAACAATAATATACATAAATAACGGTCCATATGCAGTATCTTTATATATCATCCAGAGACCTATCGCTGAAAATTCATATACTATTTTCCGTTGATATTCCTCTTTTATCTGTCCACACATTTTTTTAATATCATTCCATATTTTTCCAATAACCGGATTTCCACAATTATCCATATCCTCAATGATATTATCCAGTGTTATCTTGTATTTCTTTTTGAGTTTTCTTCTAAGTATCCAAAGAAACAAACGGAGTTCTTTTTTCATTCCGTCTGTAAAAACGATATCCATTTTTATTTCTCCTCTGATTTTGTTATCTCTGGTAAAATAAATCCTTTCTTTATAAGATATGTACCTAATTGTCTATATGCTTTCATCGCTGTTTCATCAAATGACTCAACACGATGTGTTATTTGCCCTTTTATTCCTTTTAATGCTGTCTCAAATTGTTCTTTTCTTTGTTTAAGTAGTTTTTTGAATTCTTCATCACCTGCATCTTTTCTTACATAAAGCGGTGGATTTCCAAGCGATGGAACAAAAATTGTTTTTATCTTCCGGTTTTTTGAGTCAATTATTAACTTATCAATTTCTTTATTTATAGCCTCGTGTTGATATTTCTGTTTAAGAAAGCCTATAAGATCATTATCTAATTTAAGTAGTTGTTCTATTATTTTCCTATTGTATATCGTCAATGGTCTATCTTTACCTATTGATTGATCGACAATTGGCAACTCAACCATGTTTAAACATTTTCTCCTTAAAAACTTTCATTTCCTCTTTTGTAAATTTTACTTCTCCACCATAGTCGTCTTTTATTACAAAACCATCATTTGTAGTTTCAACAGTTGGACAACAGCGTTTGCCTCCACAAATAACTATTTTCATTTTTTTTCTACCTCCATTCTGCTTTTTATATCACTATTAATCTCCTCGATAACATCCCAATCACACTTAATACATAAGGGTGTATCAAGGACAATAACCATATTTTTTTTACAAAATGGACATTTTATTTCCATATTTTCATTACTTTTTTTCCAAAAATTTCAGACATCTCATCCATAGCTCGGTAAGTAGCAGGTCTCATAAATGGACGGAAAGCATATTTTCCTGATGAACTTATAACTGCTTTTGGACTATTCGGTCTACCCACAGGCATAAAAATAGTACCATATTCATTGTAGACAGCCCAAGGAACTAAACATTCAAGAATAAATCCCTTTCCTCTCATTCTTGCTTGTATATCATCTGCCATTATTCCTGTATCCTCTGGTGCATATTGTTTTGCATACTGTACTGCATTTTCAGCTGTCTGTCTCATAACATCATTATACATGCTTTCTTTTCCCATTTCTTTAAATGATTTTGCAACATCATTAAGTCCTTCTACTTTGAAGCTTATCATTCTTCACTCCATTTGTACCCGCAGTGTACACAACAGAAAGATTTTGAGTTTAGGTAAAGCTCTGTTGTTGAACATCTTGGACATCTTTTGTAAATCATTTTTATTTCCTGAATATTTCTTTCAACTTAGAAATACAACCTTTTTTGGATTTTTTTTCCTCAAAGACCTCTTCTAGTAACAAACCATTTCTTTTATCATGTCTAAGTTTACGCCATTTAATTGTTTCTTTCATTTTTTGATTTGGCATATGTTTTTTCCTCCGCTTCCTTAAGTCTTTTTTCCTGTTCAATCGTTTCTCTTATGCCAGCTCTTTTAATCATTATTTTTTGTTCTTCTGTGAGAGGAATAACTTTTTGTTTAACTGTTGGTTTTTTTACTGTTGGTTGTGGTTCAACATTTGGTTCTGAAACATCTTTTGGCGGTTCAACTTCTGGTTTTGATTTTTCTGGAACCTTCTCAATATCAAGATCAACAACCCCATCATTATAAATACGTCTACCCTCTGGAATACTAAGAATACCATTAACAACACCCTGCACCGCTGGGTAAGACCGTGTCTGAAGGATTTTAGCCTCAGAAAGTTCATCTACAAATATCGGATTCCATACTATGTCATATTTCCATTTATGACCATTTGACTCAAGAAGCTGTGTATATATCTTCCGAATTATCGGTGTGAAAATAATTTTCTGAATATTTTCTATATCATGATAATAATCAGATACCCCTATTTCGCTTCCTGTAACATTACCAAGTGACTCACCTGTAAGTATATGAACAGGCATTTCAAGAGCTGCTGCAATATTTGTATAAAAATAATCATAAAATGGTTTAGGATCTATCCTATTCGGGTTAACAACATTAAGTTTATAATCTTGATCATGAGCATAATAGTTAGGGTGCTGTTTGAAAAGCTTAATCATCTCTTTCTCTTGTTCTGGTTGCATATTTTCTATTGTCATATCAAGTATTCCATGTCCAAACCATGAAAGTATTTCACCGGATGTCACATCTGCATCCATCTTTGATTGAAGAACATTTATAAGAACATCTATTTTTGAAATACCAAAAGAACTATATGGAAGTTTATCTATTGCTATATCAATTATCCTATCCGGATGGATAAATACTTCTTCTCCTCGTTTTTCTTTATAAATAAAATAAGAAATGTTATCTTTGCCTTTCTCTTTTTTCTTTCGTCTTGTTATAAACTCAGAGTTAAGATTAAAAAGATTTAATGGTTTATTATTAAAATCAACAGGTGAGTCATTCTCTTTATTTTTTGACTCGATAAAGGTTCTCTCTAAAAATCCTGTTCCATAAATATTTGCACAAACACCAGATGTATAAAGCTTATAAGGGAAATTAGTTCGTTTGTCAAAATCTTTTATAAGTCTTAAAATATTTTTATCTATGTTTCCCGTCCCCTCAGTTGGTTTAATTTTAAACCAGTTTCTAAATGTATCCTTGTTTTTTTTATGTATTGCTTTAAGAATCAGAGGTTCACGCAAAGCAATTTTACGCAACATCGTAGGTTTAGCACCTTTTAATGCTTCACTCTGTCGACTAGCTATAACAGACTGATGAACAGTCTTATGAACTTTGCTTTCTTCTTCACCCCATGAAAAAACTTTTTTTCCAAAAATTTCAAAATGTCTCATAATTACCATCTTCCGCCTGCACACATGCTTGCTTTACGGAAAGGATTAAAATCAGTAAAAGCATAACGCAATGCATCCACACTATGGTCATTTTTCTTAAATGGTTTCTCAGTTAGATTCCTATTGAATTTATCTCTCTCATAACGATAACTTTCAATTTCTTTTATAAGATTAACACAACTTGAGTCTATTTTAAGCAAATCATTATACAACAATGCTTTAACCTTTGATATCCCATTTTCAATATTATTATCTGCTTCTTTCACATTCAAATGTTTTTCTCTTGCCATTCCAATCCAGTTAGCAGCAGATGGATCAGCATATATCTTTTTATAATGATAAATACCATCCAACGCCAGTATATATTTCAATATATGATCTACAGTCTTCTCACTTTGATAATATTCATTTACAACATACACATTATTATCAGAATCAACTCCTATTGTAAGGAAACATGCTGGATTCCTGTAACCATCATCATATCCGCCGATGTAATACTTAAATTTCTGATCTTTGAATTCACCGATATGTTTTTCATAATTGAATTCTTTGTAAATTTGACCCTCGAAACTCCCCCATTCACCCTGAAGATACCGTTTTGCATAATCAGAATCAAAGTTTGCTTCACAACTTTTTATATAATCCCTTGGAAGATACTTATTATCATATGTAGTTGTCTGAACAACATAATATTCATCATATTGTTTTTCAAAGAATGTTTGATATACCCAGTTAGCCCTTCCTGAAGGATTACCGGCAAGAACGCCTATACGATGTTTAGTATGATTACCTCGAAGACGACCCTGAAGCATGAGAAATACCTGTTCATCTATATCAACAGGTTCATCAATTGCAAAACCATCAAGATTAAGGCTTTTATACTTAGATGGTTCATCACAAGACCGGAAAAGAACCTCAGAATCATTGAAAAATTTGAAAGTCATCGTGTTCATCTTGTAATCTTTCTGAAGTCGGAAGTCAAGAAGGTATTGTTCGTTTTTTGGAAGAGATTTTTTTGTCTGATTAATTTTTTGCTGATAAAGGTCTATTTCCTCAAGGAATGTTCGTAATATTGTATCACGAAGCATTGGAATGGTTTGAGAACCAAAAAACCATAGGCTTCTCGGATGTTTCAAACACTGCATGATTATAATATGACACATCAACAGTGTTTTCCCTGCACCATAAGCACCACTGTAAAGAATATATTTCTTTTTCTTTTTTTTTATTGAATCAAGCACTTCTTGTTGTTTAGGAAGAAATTCTCTAGGATAAGGAATTTGGATATTGGTCATCTCAAGTTAAGAGTCTCCCTTAAAAGCTTGATTTCTTTTGTCATCTTTTCTAATTTTTTATCTACCTTATCCAAAATTTTAACAACATCACTCATATCATTACGTCTATCTATCCATTTTAGCATTATGCATCATAAGAAATTAATAAGAATTAACAATGGTTTTGTTTTCACCAGGTAAATTTTCCATATTTTTCACCTATTTTTAGGATTGTGCCGCATTATATGACATGGAATTCATTGAAAAAAATGCTAGCTGTTGGCACACGTTAACATGTCATATAATGTTTCAGCATCCTATTTAACAGCAAAAACCCGCCATGTTTCCCGTCTCTAGCAATCGACTCTCCTGTAATTCACTGCTATGATAGAGAAATTAACAATTGTTAGTCTCTCTATTATATGTAGGTAGCATTTTGAAAAAAAGATGTCGCATTTTAAGAATTATTTTTTAAAATTATGTACGTCTTCAACTTCGTTTTCATAATACCATTTAAAAAAACAGTTATCACAATCACAGATATGCCTTTGAACAAATATCTGTATTCTTTGAAGAATTCTCTGGAAGATATTAGGTCTTTTCATGATAGTTTAACAACCTCAAAAGCTTCTTCAAAAAAAACATAAACAGGATTATCAGCTGTTCCTTTTATACTACCAATAACAAGACCACATTTTTTACAAGACATTTCTCCCATGACATAGTCACAGTTGATATATTTCCAGGCGGAAATAAAACAATCACAGTTTTTGCATTTCCGGATAATATTTTTTTGTTTCTTCACCTCATTTTGAATATCATTATACTCTCGCTGAATTTCTTTATGTTTATGAGAAGAAATATTACTTGTTCCAAGATTCCTTTGTCTTTGGATGCGTTCTCTATCTTTTTTTAATTTTATTTCATATGCACATTTTTTGCAATATTTCTGACGAGGGGACATCCTCTGAATTTCAATACCACAACTCTCACATTTCATTTTTTACCACCTTTTTAATTATCCAAAGCACTATATCATCTCCATAGCATATGCTATAAAAAAATAATGCATACATCATGTATACTGAAATTAGTTTCAATATGTACATCATATTTTTCACTATTGTTTTTTATTTTTGCACATTTTTTACAGATTTCTGAACATTTGAATGTTTTTCACATTCCTCTCCATATATTAAACCTTTAATTCATATTCACATAGGAACAGGCATTACATGTGTAATAACACCATCATTGATGATAACTTTTACATAACCCATCGGCAAAGGACGATAAGCATAACGTTCACCATAAGTAGTAATACCATCAAGATAATTAGGAAGAAAACTCCCAGTAGCACAATGATACTGAATTTTTTGTTTAACATCACCATTACTAACTTCCATAGGAGCAATCATAATGTTAACACCAAGTTTATGTGTATGCCCATTAGCAACAACATCCATATCAGCAAAGATACGGCTATCCTCATCAATTTTATTGTAAGCATGACCAGCCATGCGTCCTGCTCCTATACCGTGACGTGTTTGCATCTTGATAACCTTATCATTGTATCTTATTTCATGAAGTGTTACACCATCACCAAGATAACCCACATTAAGACGTTTACAAATGCTACTCAAGCAGTTATTTGCATATCGTCTCATAATATTACCACCATGATTACCAAGATGAAGCCCAATGATTTTATCCTTGATGCATTGTATATCATCCTCGAACATATCCCATTGTTCATTAATCATATTAAGCTTTTTATCTGTCTGTTGCACTATTGACATTGTTTCCTCAGGATTATAACGAGGATCATTATGTGAAATACTTTCTGTGTAGTCTCCCATCCCTATCATCATGGCATCTTTATTGTTTTCTATCTCTTCTATGACAGATAGAAACTTGTTACGGTTGCCTCGTGGGTAATGTGTATCACCCACTAGATATATTTCCTTATGACCATCAATGGTCAATACATTCTGTTTCATATTTTATTACCTCTCTTTTATTCTTATTATAATTCTTGTGTTTATCTAAACAAACAGTACAACTATAAAATGAACGAGAATAATCAATAGGACGACAACTACACTGAGCACAAATACCATTAAGAATACTTTTTTCTCTCAGTGTTTTCATATACAAGGGATGTTTTTCTTTCCATTGTCTACTATATTCATTGTCATAGAAAGGATGCTTCTTTCTATAATTCCTAATATACTCCTTTCTTTCCTCTTTATGGCTCTGACGATACTCCCTGCTTTCTTTTTTATGACTCTGATAATAATCCCTACTATACTTCTTTATTTCCTCTTTATGACTCTGACAATACTTCTTTTGATATTTCTTTCTTTCCTCTTTATGGCTCTGATAATACTTCTTATCCTCCTTCTTCCTACAATCCATACACATCTCATTTAGTCCATCAGAATTATATTTATTTTTATAAAAAAATACAACAGGATAAATACAACCACAACGAGAGCAGAACTTATAATCAGCTTCCTCGAACTTCCTCATTTAATTTTCCACCTTCTTTTTTCTCCTCACAACCAAGACAACCATCCTCAATACTACCAAAAATCAGCTTCTTAATCTTCCCATCCTCAAAAACAAGCCAGATTTCATTATTCCTTCCACGTACGAATTTTAATTTCTGACCTATAACATCGGAAAGATTTTTTATTTCTTCCTCAAGATTCATTTTTTATTCCTCCTAATCTGTTTCAAAATAGAAAAAATAGATTGAGAACCTAAAAAAATAATAACTGTGAATACAAACCCTTCAATTATCCCCTCGTTTAAAAAATTGAAATCCAAAGACACCTTGAAATCAAAAAAAATAGAATAAATATAGGAGATATAAAGCAATAAACCCATGCTGAAACAACCAAATAATCCTGCTAACTGAAAACTATTCAGATTTATCTCCATATTTCTCATCTAAACCAACCTTTTTAAGGAAACAATTCACACATTTCCCACCATGTAATATCTTATCAACAACCATAATCTCACGATTACATACTTTGCAACGATGCTTTACATCATAACGTTTTTTAGTACGACCCATTAAAATACCACCATTTGCCTGAAAAGCCACAGAAACGCCTCTCTCGCATCAAAACATTTCTCTAATATAATCATTCGTTATCACCATGCCTTTTGATTACAACACCCTCTTCCTTCATTTTATGAATAAAAGTAATCCAACTCTCATAAACCTTATCCCAATCAACATCAATATCCTTAAAACATGAAAAAGGAAAAGTTCTCTCACCCTTTTTTAAAGCCAAAGTAGAAACATCAGAATAAATACTTTTTTTACTCTTCTTTTTTTGTTTTCCAACCATGTTTAACAACCATATCCTTTTCAACATTCTTCATAGTCTTCCACATACCAGGAACATAAGTATCAATAACAAGACGACTACATTTAGGGCAATAACGATAATAACCATCACTACCAGCACCCTCAATATCCATAGGCTCAAAACCACAATGAGAACATTTCTTCTGAGCAATCTTAATCTTATCACCAACAAGCTGTTTCAAAAACAACTGCATCATAACATTACGTTTACGCCTCCGGATTAACATCTCATCCTCAACAGCCTTAGACTCAGGATTATCCCCCATTAAATCCTGACAATCAGTAAAGAAAAAAAGTTCATCATTCTTCCAATCACATTTTTCAACACTACCCGTTTCACCATTAGCCCTTTCAATAAAAACATCACGCCATTTACGAAGCTCACGCTTAACAACAGATTTAGCTTTAAAACCAAGATTCCATTCATCAACAAATCTAGGTTTCTTGCTTTCCATCCTTCTCAACCTCCTTACGAATCTTCCTAAAAGTATCAAAAGCAAGCTTACTGCTCTTATCAGAAACAGTAATAAATGTCTGTTCAGCCCTAGTCATATCAAAACGTTTCTCAAAACTATAATAAATACTAGGAAGCTTTTTATCAATATATTCAGTCTTATGCACTTCCTTCTCAAAAGGAATCTTCATAAGATAATAATTCTTATCCTTCTTACCAGCATTCTTTAAATAATTATCACGTAAAACATTCTGTTCAACAACAGCCTCTTTCTCCTCATTTTTATTTCCCGACATCTTTCCACCCATGTAAAACTTTTTTACAATTCATAATCTCATCATAAAGAGCATCAAACTCCTCACGAGAAAGAAAATCCAAATCAATAAAACCATTATCCTCACCAAGATTAGGACGATAAAACCACATAATCACTGATAAACACCCCTCTCAAAAGACTCCTGATTCTTCTGCTTATCCAAATGAAGGATTTCAGCAACACACTTATTAAACTCAGTCTGAGACCTTGCAAACTTATCAACACCCTTCAAAATATTATCAAGTTGCTTTAACTCCCTATCCAAATCATAACAAAGATTACTGAACTCATTATATGACACAACATTCAACCGATCACACCACCAATAATGAAAACGTTCCCTTAAAGAAAATTTCTTCCTGATTTCTTTTAATTTTTTTTCCGCTTCAGATATTTTAATTCCTCCTCACAAACCCTAAAAATCAATGTTAAAAAACTAGCTTTCTCATCAAAACTTAAAGGAAAACCAAATTTAGTAACCTTCTCAACAGCCCAAACAGCACAAGACTGTGGTGATATCTCTCTATAATGAACCTTATCATAAACATTCACACTGTTTTTTTCATGCTTCTTCAATTCCTCAATCTTACGAAGATCCGACTCATCCAACATGCTTAAAAATTGCCTCCATTGCTATAATTGTTATAATCCAGATTAATACAGCTATGCATATCCTTATAGCGGTTCGTCGTCCTATTCGTATACGATAAATTATTTCCTGTTGGTCTAATTCTTGTGCTCGTTTCCCTATAATATCATCACTCATTTTGTTTTTTTCTCCTTATATTTTTTAAAAGATAGTTGCTCACATTCTGTTTCGAGTATTATCTCCCCTATGTTCTTAAAAATCATTCTCATATTCTCATACCTCCTTGTCGAAACTAAACTAACAATTCTTTTTTGATAATATAATAATGCTTTCTTTCAGCTTTGAATCTGCCATCTTTGATATTATTCCAATACTTAATCAGTTTAGTAATTTCTTTTTCCGCAATATCATGTGTGGCACAAACAGATTCAACACCACCAGATACATTATCCATTACCAAATATACATTCATTTCTTTTCATCTTCCTATATACACAGGTAACCTTTAAATAACATGACATTTACCTACGTATACCCATTTTCATATTATATTACCTAAATCCTTAGATATTACGATACAGACATCTACCATTGCACGATTTTAAGCATACCACCATCAACATATAAAGTACCAAAATCCTCAGAGAAAATACCATCCTTAGGCAGATACTCCAGCCTATACCCAGTTTTACCAGACGGAAAACCAACAAATACCCAGTCGCAACGATATAACTCACCAGTAGTATGATCTGTGAAACTTATATCCCATCCCCCGTGTTCTTCTAATTCCAGCTTTTTACGTAACGTCTTTATACATAATTCAAATTTTTTACATATTTGTTCAGCTTCATGTTTACTAGAAGGCTCATAGTAGAAGATACCATATTGATGGTTGAATATCATATCTCGGCATTTTTCTGCTAACTTGTTGTCATGGTCGTAGCATTGCACCTCAGATGGGTATTCCCAGTGTTGCTTTTTTTTGGTGTACATCCCGATGGTTTCTATATATTGTTGACCCATATTACAACTCCTTTTTTACACTGGTTGGTGCACTACCTAAATATACCTCTGTTTCAACCCTAGTCCTCTCATATTTTGAAAGATAATATTTCTTGCAGATAACATCAATAATCTCCTGCTGACGTTTCACTGGCATATAATAATCCATGAACCAGTCTGGATTTTTTGTAACACCGTTTCTCATTGCTTTACCAAAATTTAATGGTGGAATAGTCTCTTTATACATTGCCTGGTATATTTCCATGCAGATACTCCATAGTTTATCGTTTGACCTCATAATTGTTTATTCCTCCTCAAGGTTAAAATCCGTCTCAAAGTTAAATCGCTTACACTTTATTTTCTTTTCAATTAATTGTTTAAGCAGATTGTTATAATCAACTATATCTTTTTTCTTGTCAAATATTATTATAATACCGCATTCACTTTTATCTGGTTTATCATAGAACCAATCTATTTCTTCATTATCGGACATCACCAATATCTCTCCTTTCTTATTTTCAATTTATACAATAACCAATCTTTAAATAACTCATATTTTGTTGGATGATATTGTGTAAAATTAAGATTTACATCAATCGTTCCACCCTTTTTTGCTGAATAAGATATACTCGTTGGTCTCATATGTTTTAAAAGATATTGTACATTTTGTTCTGTTGTAAATGTTAGTTCAACCGGTTGTCTTTTATTAAATATTTCATTTATTTCTTCATTATCGGACATCTATCCTCACCCACACACTCCCAATATTCATTATTTCCTTTATAACCACGAGAACAATACCTAGTCATCATTAAAGTATCTCTATCATCATCAGGATGTATAGGAATTAACTTTCCTTCACACTCCTCATCCAAGTCATAGAAACTTGCTTCTATTAATTTAAATGGACAACTCATCATTATTCCTCCTCAAGGTTAAAAAAATATTTAAGAATCATAACTGCACCAGCATCATCTGTTGCTTCATGATGACATTGAAATTCAAGATTGCCTATTTTGAAATTATATGGGTCATAGGTATCATTACAATATCCTTTTTTGTCTAATTCTTCCCAATGTTTGTCACTGGCTTGCTGTATAGCTTTTATCAAATTACGAGCAGCATCACGAAGACTTCTAGCACGAATTAAATCATTTGGCTCACTATACATATCTTTCAAAGTTTTCAACTTTATTTCTTTATTATCGGACATTTAAAATCTACTCCAAACATCACTATGTATCCTTTGTTCACGATACAAGAACATTTTTACTTTATCTTTCAAATCCTTATTTTTAATTTTTTCTATTTCCCTATTTTTAATCTCATCCATAAACATTTTAGAAATGAGAGGATGATACATCCCCGTACCATGTAATTCTTCAGACACTCTCTTTTCTTCTTTTATCCGTTCACTTCCTTCCTCATCAATATTAGAACGTCTTGCAATATCACAAATTTCATTATATTTTTTCTCAGCCTTTCTTAATTTTCTCTTGCAGTTTTTACAACCATATTGAATCCATGTAATCAAATCACAAGCCTTTTTAGCTTTCGCACACACTTTTTTATGTATTATTTCTTCATTATCGGACACATTATCGGACATCTTATCGGACATATTATCAGATATATTATTTACACCACCATGTAGATAACCATCAATACCAGAACCACCATTACGTACAAAACATAACGACCCACAGTATACCAATGATAACTCAACCTACGAAGCATACGCCATTCAAACACACCATAAAACAACTGCACCCACCCAAGCACAAAAAAACACCAGCCAAGCCAAAACCACACATCAACCGTAACAAAAAACATCAGGAAACACAACAACGAGGCATACAAACCACCAGAAAGACTAATCAACTCATCATCCTTATAACCAAGATACGTAAAATGCATACTAGGCAAAGGCTCAAAATTTACCCACATATAAGAAGAAGCACAATGCTGACGCTCACACTCCAAAAGATGACAAATCTCATGCCACAGACCACAAACCGTGAACCAAAGAAAAAGAAAAACAGATATATCAATCAGAAACATATTAGAGCACAACTAAAAAACCTCCTACTCCAAAGCATGTTTAACCCTAGCAATCCAACTACGCTCCTTTTTACATTCATCATCATACTCCTTATCATAACTACCATAAAGACCACCATACATACCAGGTCTCTCAATAGTATCCAGCCTATAATCACGATAATGCAATGAATCCTCAATAGCCTTCTTAGAAACAACAACAGCATGATCAAAAGGAGTCTCATCATAAAACAACTCATCAAAAAACATAGAATTCTTTTTCTCCAAAACCCTTAATAAATCCTCAGCAAGAACATGCTCAATAGTATCCCTATACGCCCAATCACGAGGATTATCAACTAAATAATCACGGAGTAAATCACGAAGGCGAACATTAGACAAAGGTTTAAATTTTTTACAGTTACCCTTCCTGTTATGTTCATCACAACGAGAAATACTTTCCTGTTTCTCACCAGTAACACAATCCCTTCTTTCATTTGGAATAAAAGCATCACAGATGTCTACCCATTCTTTATTAATATATTTAGAATTATGAAAATTGCAATCTGCACAAATAACACGGCAACACAAAGATGCTTTTTTAACAACCTGCTTTTTTTTACTTTTCTTCTTTTTATCAATCATATATTTCACCGTAAATCTTCCATCTCAGAAATCGTCCCATTAATACGCATACCACACCAAGGACAAAACCTAAAAACCATCCAATTAACCATATGCTCGCTAGCATCATAATAATCATCATAACAATGAGTATAACAACCAACATTACCTTCCGATCTATAAACAATTGAATAATAGTCTGTACCACCCCGATCAGATTTATCACTATATCTATGCTTATTATACTCTGTACAAGCATCTTTCATTTTTTTACAACAAAAATGGATAATCTTGTTTTCTTCAGATGTTCTTTCTTCCAACCATATTTTCTTTTTTTTGCTAAATGTTAATGGTTGCCCATATTCAATATTTTTTTGATTTTTAATTTTTTTATTTTTATTCAACATAATCAACACCAAAAACTCCTTTTACATGATTTTTTCCAAAAAAATTAGTCACCAAACATAATCGTAACATCCCTATCACCCCTAAGACTACCATCACTACCACGCAAGACCTTATCCTCACGGCTCTCACGCAACGCAATATTATTCGCAACAGTATGCTTATCCTTAATAATCTGAGACAACGTACGAATAAGAGAAGCCTTCTTAGAACTAGACATCTCCTTCGCAATCAGAACCTCCAACTCATGAATATACTTCTTAAACAACGCCATGACATCAAGATCAAACTCAGCAAGCTCCTCATCAGAAAAACTAGCAGCCTTCGCAAAATCCTTATACACAGTCTGACGAGTAACCACAAAACCAGCATCCGCCAGACGACGCTGCATCTCAGACCGATTCGTGAGACCCTCCTCCAAGACCCATTTCTTAATCAGACGCCTACGAGCAACCGCATCATCAGATTTACGACCGGCTTTAGCCATCAGAAAAACACCAATCACAAACAAATACTCTTTTACCATATTTTCTGTATCTTTTCATTTACACCACCTCAATAAGTGAATCAGGAATATAACATTTAATCGTTAAAACATAATTAACCTGAAGAGTAGGAACACGGCTACCAAGTGTATACACATCAATATAATCAGGTTTTATATCATACGTCATATTACCCGCAATACCAATTTCATCCATTATTTTATCAAGTCGTTCCTTCAACTCCTTTTTAATAACAATTTCCATAATACAATCTCCACCAACCTACAAAACAAAAAACATGACCCACGTATAAAAACGTTGCTACAAAATGTAACGGTAACGCTATATTCCCACATTACATGTTTTTTTTCCTTACTTGCCAAAGGTTTTTGCCAAAAACAAAAAAAATATACACTAATGTGAGGAATTCCAAAAACGTTACAAAAAAGCCAAATCCCTCCCGTAGACCCAATGTATCACTTTTTAGAGAAAACACAAAAACCACACAAAAAAATGATTAACACGTGTTAATTTCTTATAGCAAATGCCGAAAAGGGTATCGACAATTGCCGATAAAAAAATAGGGGAAAAAACCAAAAAATAAAAAAAAGCGTTACAAAACCACAAAAAACAATACCAAAAAACGATACCAAAAATTGACAAAATCGAACAGAAAAGCACCTACCCCTTGTTTTTGTTTGTCATGCTATTTTTTGACGTGTGTGGTGTTAGCATGCTGGTTTTGGTGGTGTTGTGTCGGTGTGGGGTTCGTCAATCGCCGATACCATGCTAGAGTGTGTCAACCATGAGAAACATTCCCAGGATCGTCAATCGCCGAGGAACCGCAGGTATCTGTTTTCGTTGATTGTCGATAACTGCCCAGGCATGCTAGACAGTATCACACACCACCAGCCAGCCATGCTAGAGTGTACCAATCATCGACAATTGCCGATACCTATGCCATGCAATACTGCCATGCAAAGAGACATACAATGACATGACACACAATACCATGACACAAAAAACCATGCAAAAATGTGTCAAACACCGAAAAAACACCATGACAAACCCCAACATGACACACAACAACAGGAGAAACAATGTCAAACAAGGATGCTCATCGTCTATTGTATATTAATTATTAAATAGGTATCGTTGGGGTTTTTGTTGTTTGTTGTTTTTTTAGGTATGCCTAAATTTGTTACGTGTAGTTTGTAATCATTACAGTTTAGATTGATGTGTTAAGTTATGTTAACTCATTTTCGGGTTGTTACTTGTTTTTGGGTTGGGTTTATATAGTTTGCGAATGGTTTATAAGCGTTTTGTTGTTGTTTATTTGAGACTGGAGAAATAATTATGCGTATGTGGATGATAGACCCAAAACTCATGTGCAAAGACCATTTACTCGGTGAACATAACGAAATACATAAAGCAGTAGGTAATCTAAAACATAGTGGTATCTGGGCTAACAACCTAATAAGAACAGGATATCTCGAACCACAGAACTTCAAACAACGACATAAAAAACTTGTAAAAGAAATGCTACGGCGGGGATATCAGCATAATAGTCCGTTACAGCTCAATGGAGTAAAATTACTAAATGGAAAGGTAGATATTGATAAATCTTTTTCAGATCTCATAAACCGGTGTGGATCATGCAGAAAGAATATTGTATCTGAGTTTAAGGATAGTATTTGTAAAGTGTGTAACAATAATTGTAAAAAGGAGAAAGAAATTGTAGAGTATATTTATAAGGAGTAATAAAGATGAATAAGGTTAAGGTTGTAGGATATAAAAATGAGGGGTTTTTTATGATCCCTTTGGGTTTGAGTAAGGAGGGTAAGGAGATCGTCCTTTATCGCCCTGAGCGCATTATTAAAAAGGAGGTATAGATATATGAAAGAAAAAATAGAAGAAATAAATAAAATAGTTAATCCTGTTAGTAGGAAAATAGGAAAAAAATATGCAAATGTCTTTATTAAAATTGAATATAAAGGCAAAAAATTAAGTATTTCTGGAGTTGAGGGCCCTCATATCTCTGGGAATTGTAGAGGCAGTTGTGGACAGATTGACATGGATTATAAAACTCTTGCTGGTATGGGTTTGAAATATAAAAAAGGGTGGTCTTTGAATCGTTTTAAAAACTTTTTAAATGTTTGGGATCAGTGGCATCTTAACGATATGAAGGCGGGTTGTATTCATCAAAGAATATTATTAAAAGATATTAAAAATCATAATTATGAAAATCTTATTAAATTACCTGAGTTTAAAAAGTGTTCTGTTTGTGGTTATAGTTATGGTTCTAGTTGGTTGTTTGAAGAGGTTCCTAATGATGTTCTTGTTTTTCTTGATAAGTTGCCTGAAACTAAAATTACTCCTGCATGGGTGTGATTAAATGGGCGAAGCAACATATTATTTTAAAGCAATATTTAAAACAAAAGAAGACGCACAAAAGAGTTTCGACAAAATAAGGGAATATCTCCGACAAAATAATGAAGCATATGATTACTGGCAAGATAAGAGAAACTCAAAAAACCCACAATTAATATTAAACAATCTTAAAAAGAAATATCCACAGGTTATGAAGTTAATCAATGTCGACAAAGTAACGACAAATATGAATGAATTGTCTGGTAATTTTATTGAAATAATGGAAGACATAACCGACAATCTTGAAATAATAGGAAATGAAATACAATTTTCAGGCATGACTTGGCACTTTGCTGACTGGCGAACCCTTGAAGTATTTTGTCTTAAATTAGGAGCAGTAAACGCAAAATGGATTTCAGATGAATATACAGATTACTGGCAGGTGTTTTAAGTGTCTGACAAAATATTTTTTAATTTTTTTATGTCTTTATCGGAGGTGTCTAATCATGAATGATCCTGAGTCTTTTGATTCAGGCTATTCCCAGGGATGGGAGGATCGTAAGTCTGAGGCTATTGGTAAGTTGAAGGCTGAGTTTGATAGTTTGGTTGTGTTGGATGAGTCTAGTGTTGAGGTTGCGGAGGCTTTGCAGCGTGTGATTCGTTTGTTGGAGGAGTTTTAGGTGGACAAAATGGATTTTGTTTATTGGTGGCGGTCTGGTGGTTTCTGGTATGCCACTACCGATAAAGTATTGGCTGATGCTGTGTTACATGGTGGCATCCAGATTTTTCTTAAACCTGTCGATAAAAATGCTGGTTCTGACAAAACATTGGGGTTCTGACAAAATGAATGGTGATATTCTGCGTTGTAAGGTTTGTCTTTTGTTTTTCAAAGATGTTTATCCGGATTTCCAGCATAAAGTCCGGCAAAACTGTCCGTGGTGTGGTCATTCTGGTTATTGGAATATATCCCGTATGGATAAGAAGGAGTTGAAAAAGGTTTATCGTTTTGGTAGTGTTTTTCATCTGGAGTATTTGGATAAGTTGCGTAGGTTGGGTGTTGGTATTCCTGATAACAGTATGTTTATTTTTTCTTTACGTAGTCTTAGACAAAAGGTTAGGTATGATTTGAAGAGTAATAAAAAGATTAGGAGGTAAATAAAATGGAAAAGAAACTAGGATCTCGTGAGATTGTGGAATTGGAAGCTGTTGGAGATGTTGAACTTAAGCCTTCTGCTTGGTTTGAGAAGACAACAACTGGTGTTAAATATGGTTGTAAAAGCCGACAAAATAGTTTGAAACAGGCTGTTGATGATGTTCTCATTGAGATGAAGCGTTTGAAATCCGAGGTTGAAAGTCTTTTTCCACCCAAAAACAGTGGTTTCTGATTTGTGTTAACAGTTGTCACGCAAAGTATTTAAAGGAGTTGCTGTTTTTTATATTGGTTTGGAGAGATAGGATGTTTGATTCAGTTCAGATAGATGCCATCGAGGAGTTTGATGCTGAACAACCTGCTTTGAAGAGGGAAAAGGAGTGTGAAATATATTTGTAAAGCTTTTAGTTGTCTAATAGGTAAAGACAAAAAGGTAACATGGAGTTTTGGTGTTGACAGTCATACTGAATTAATTGATATAGAAGGTTATAAAGACAAGGATGATTGTAAAAGGTTTGTACGAATAGAGATAATCCCTAGTAATGCTGATTATCTTAACCCCGACAAATGGGTTTTAAAGGTTGATAACGAGCATGTTCCTCGTTGGTTTAGTCCATCTCATAAGCAATGTTGTTATGATGCTTTTAAAATATGGGAGGGACAACTTTATAAGATTGTTCAACGTGATAAAAAGATTGTCCATCCTTTTAATGATATAAAAAAGGTTAAACCGAAAGAAATTACTAGTAAACATGTTTGTTTGTTGAAGAAATGGTCTTCCGTGGGGGATTCCGTGTGGGATTCCGTGAGGGATTCCGTGGGGGATTCCGTGTGGGATTCCGTGAGGGATTCCGTGAGGGATTCCGTGGGGGATTCCGTGTGGGATTCCGTGGGGGCTTCCGTGAGGGATTCCGTGAGGGATTCCGTGTGGGATTCCGTGTGGGATTCCGTGGGGGCTTATATTGGTAGTGTTTTCAAACTAAAAAGAAACCAATGGAAACATACAACAAAAATCAAAACAACTGGTTACCCTTTTCAATCTTGTGTTGACCTCTGGCATATGGGACTTGTTCCAAGTTTTGACGGAACATACTGGAGGTTGCATTCTGGTAAAAAAGCCAGGGTTGTTTTTAAAATAAAGCAATCTGCTTTAAAAAAATATAAGTTTAAAAAACTGGAGGAATAAAGAATGAAATTTGAGAAAAACATTACATTGAATCTAGGTAATTATCAGAGTTTGAAACTTGGCGTGTCTGATGCACCAAGTTTTGAGGAATGTGACCAATTTCTTATTAAAGAGCTTATTAGGCTTGGACAAAATGTTGATGATCGTGTTCATATGGTCTTGAAATGGGAGGAAAATAAGTCTCATTAGGGGTTTTTAACAAAAAAAATATGTGGAGGTGTGTGAGAAAAAATGCCACAACATAAAGAAGAAAAAAGAAATGAAGAAATATATAAGGTAGCAGAACGTGAAAGCCTTGAGCGTCCTTGGGCAAGCAATGATAAGTTGACATATGATAATACATTAACGCATTGTAAAGCACTTATGGCACAGAGCGAGAGAATAATAAGCAATGCAGTCGACTTTGATAACAGTATACATCATCAGATGATAGAGAGTATACAGCATCATAGAGACAATGATAGAAAAACCATGAGTTATCTATATGACGTGGAGATACCTGAAGGAGTTGCTAATGCTATCATTGTGAAAGCAGCTGAAATACTGAAATCTAAAAAGGAAGAGTGATTTTTTCTTCTTTCTTTTTTTCTTTTATGATAAGGAGGTTAAAAATATGATAAAAAAAGAGGATAAAAAACTTGTTGAAAAAACATTGAAGGCTCTTAGAGCACTGAGTGTCTCTGTGGACAAAATGGACAAGGCATGTACGGATGATTTTCCTGTTATTAAGGAAATGATGCCTTTTCTTGTTCATGAGATTCAATCTTTGCAGGGTGTAATTAATATTTATGTTTCTCAGTTTGAGAAACTTAGGAAGTGAGATAAAAAATGTTGAAAGAGTATTGTATCGCATATGAAGATAAGAAGAAAAAATTTTTAGGCTGGAAAAAATTTAGTGGTTTCTTCATGATTGATGCACATAAAATGGAGTCTGCTCGGAAGATGTTCCGACAAAAGCATCCAAATGCAGTAATTGAGAAAGAATTTGTAGAGTATATTAAAGGAAGGTGAAAAAAATATGGGTTGGATTGAGGAAGAAAAAAATATTAAGATTTTATGCTGGGGTAAACTCAAAGATGGTGTCGACAAAAACGATGCAGTTGTTGTCAAAGAAGGAGAAAGTATTGAGGGTGTACTCAGTCAGATTACTCCTGTTAAAGATGAGGATGAAGAGGTTTCGCAGTATAAATATCGTCTGAAAATGAAGGATGAAAAGAAAGAGGTTGTAATCTGGAGTAATGCTAGTATTTTTCGTCAACATGAAAACCTGAAGCTTAAAGAAGGTGAACATATCCGGTTTACTTATGATGGTCAGTATTCCACAAGCTTTGGTGGTAAAGGCTTCCGTGTTCGTGTTGCAGTTGATCGTTGATGATGTGTCGTCATAATCCTGATGTCGAATGTAATGTTTTCATTGATACTGTTGATTGTTGGTATAGTGATTTCTATGATTGCAAGCGTTTTAGGTTGAATCGGGAAATGAAACATGGAAAGAGAGGGTTTTGAAAATTTTTTCATCTTTTATGCATCCCTTTCCTCCTTTTACCCTCTCTTTCTTTTAATTTATTAGGAGGAATATGGAAAAGAAAAGCATGAAATGTAGGTTGTGTGAGTTGTTTGATTGGATTGACAAAATGTTTAGGTCTTATTGAAAAAATGTTAGATAAACTTATTAGAACCTGCGAGTATTGTTATGATAAAGTGTTGCATTATGATTATGTGAAGAAACAGGAGAAGTTTAGGAATGGTAGGAGGAGGTTATGATGCCGTTTTGTATGAAGTGTGGTCGGGTTTGTGTTTCTGATGAGATGGTTCTTGGTGTTTGTCTGGATTGTTATCGTCTGCATAATCCTGTGAGGCCTGGTTGGGGGTCTTGGGATAAATCTTAGTTTAGTTTCGACAATAAGGAGTGAGAAAGAAATGAAATGTAGTTGTAAAAAAGCCGAATTGGAACAATGGTTGATATGTCCTGTATGCGGTAGAAAGGTTCAGCAACCATTCTAAATTAAAATAATCAGGGAGTTTAGACGACTATGGACTTTAACCACGTGGTAATATACTTTCGTCAGGGCTTCAAAGCCCTTCTCCCTGTCCTAAAATAAATTGAAAGAGGTATGAAAAAATGAATTTGAAAGTAAGAGGTGAAAATAAAGAAATTGAAATATCTGATTTGATGTGGGAAAGAATAATAAAGATAATAGACGATGAAAATTCTTTATATGATTCTTTAGATGATTTCTTTCAGAGTGCATTAAGGAAAGAGATTTTTCTAAATTAAATCTTATTGGAAGTGAGAAAGAATGAGAACAAATAGTGAAATCTGGCTTATTTGCGGTTCAAGAAAAAAGGAACCATATAGAGATTTAGTAAAAAAAGAAATGGATAAAGTTCTATATAATTTTCAACATTTTATTGGAATAAATTGGAAACCGAAACTTGTTATTCATGGTGCTTGTAAAGATAGTGCTGATATTTGGGGTAGAAATTGGGCTATTGAAAATAAGATTAAGACTAAACCATTCCCTTCTGAGAAAGGCAAATATCTAAAGCGTAATATTGAAATGGTTGATTTTACACATGAGGTTTTTGCTTTCTGGGATGGTTTTAGTTACGGTACTGCTCAGACTGTTGCACAGGCAATTATGAAAGGTAAGGAAGTAACTGTAATAAAAATCTGATGAAAAAATGGATTGATATGTGTAATATTGTAATATCCTGAAAGGAGTGAACATGCGATTAACGAGGTATATATGTATTCGTGAATTTAAAAGTCACGAGGTAGATATATCTTTCATGGTTTAGTTTCGGCAATAAGGAGTGAGAAAGAATGAATGAGTTTAATCCAAATTGGGATAATAGAGATGCTGAACAATTTGTGGAATTGCTTTCTAAAACTAATAGGAAGTGAAAAAGAATGATACGATTATTTGATGGAGAAGATGCATTTGAAAACTTTTCAGAATGGACAGATTATGTAAATCTTAATCATGGTGAAATAAAACAATTGATTGTTATATATGAAAGGAAGAAATAATTTAGTTTCGACAATAAGGAGTGAGAAAAGAATGGAAATAAGAATAAGACCGTTAGATGGTGATTATGGCATCATTGCAGAGATTGGAAAGTCAACAGTATTTCATTTTTATGTAAATGACCAAGTTGAAAATGCAATTGATATTATATTTACTAAAGAACAGATGCAAGAGATTAAAAAAGAAATTAATTCAAGAACTGATATAGATTAAAATAAATTTAATCTTATTGGAAAGAGAAATAATGATATATAAAACAACAGAAAAAACAAAAAAACAAAGAAATACTAAATAAATTTAATAAAAACAATAAAAAACATATGTGAGGAGAGATAAAAATAGATAAAGAAACCCTTGACAAAATACAAAAAGAAGAGGAAGAACGTAAAAAAAAAATGAGTTTACTAACAAATTATAATGTAATCCAAGTCAACGAAAAAACAGGGGTAGAACATGTCAACAATATCAACATGGCACAACTAATAATAAATGAAAGTGAATACAATTTTCATACAATAGAAGATATAGACAGCGGAAAACAAGAGATATTCTATTATAAAGACGGATGCTATCATAAAGGAGGAGAAAATAGGATTAAACCTCTTGTAGATACTTATCTTGGGAACAAATCAAATATCAATCGCAAACGAGAAATAATTGATTACATAAAAAATCAGAACTATCAGGAATGGGATGATCTTGAACCGCCTCTTAATCTAATTAATTTAAAAAACGGAATCTTTAACATAGATAAAAAAAAACTCATACCGCACGATTCAAAATATTTTTTCATCCAACAACTTCCAATAATTTATGATGAAAAAGCAGAGTGCCCAAAGCTTCTAAAGTTTTTCGAAGAAGTAGTCTACCAGAATTATATCCCAGTTTTACAAGAAATGTTCGGATTCATCCTATATAGGGATTATTTTCTTCATAAAGCCTTCCTATTTTTGGGAGGTGGACGCAATGGTAAATCATCTGTCATAGAAATTATTGCTAATTTAATTGGTAAAAAAAATTGTGCTACCCGAAGTCTTCACGATCTTATCGAGAATCGTTTTGCATCTTCTTCTCTTTATGGAAAAATGGTTAATCTTGGTGCTGAAATTTCTAATAAAACACTTTTTGATACCAGCACATTTAAACATCTTACAGGTGGGGATTATATCTCAGCGGAGTTTAAACGCAGAAATGCATTTGTTTTCAAAAATTATGCAAAGCTTGTCTTCAATGCCAATAAAATTCCTTATACAAAATATGATAAATCACTTGCTTTCTTTCAACGTTGGATTATTATTGTTTTTCCTAATACTTTTGAAATTAACAGCAAAGGAACAGACCCACAGATTGTCAAAAAAATTACAACCAATAAAGAACTCTCAGGTTTGTTCAACTGGTCATTAATTGGTTTAGAACGTCTTCTAAAAAATTACAGATTTAGCGATGCTATTGAGGAGAACGAAATTGGCGAATGGTATGAAACTCTTGTTTCACCTGAAAAATTTTTTATGAAAGAACATCTTGAAGAAATAGAAGATATTTATCTTCCAAATTATGAAGTTTATGATGAATATAAAAAATGGGCATTAGAACGTGGTTATCCCGTACTTACTCTTTCTGCTTTTTCCAGGGCTATTAAAAAATATTTTAAAACTTGTGATATTGTTTCTCATCGGATTAATGGTAATGTTACCAAGTGTTATAAGAATATTAATTGGCGTCTTGACAAAATGAATATAATTCAAACATCTAATCATAAAATAGATTATTTTAATCCTGAGAGTTTTATTCCATCTGAAGAAAAAAGGGAACATATCGAAAAAAAAATAAGTAAAGACCTCTAAAAACTAGAGGATTTTTTATTTTTTGTTTATTGCACTTCTTCCACTGATGATTGTCCATCCGAGGATTATCCATGCGCCATATTCCTCAAAAGGATCAACTGAGATTTGTCCCCTATACCAATCATATAGGAGTTTTCCTACTCCTACTACAATGGCACTTGTTCCACCGATGTAAGTCTTTTTTCCTTCAAGCCATTCATATAGACTCATTCTTTTTCACCTCCATCTTTTTCATTTAATAGCAATAATAAGACCCAATATTGCTACACCGATAGGGTATGCCCAAAGAAGGATTTTAGTACGAATCCTATTACTTGCAATCATTGTAACATGTGCAACACATGGCAACTTATCCAAACGATGAACAATATACATTAAAAGGTCTTTATTGCTAAAACTATCATTACCATTTTTTTCTTTGAAAGCAGATACCGCTTGTTTTATCTCCTCCATATTTTTCATCCCATTTTATCTTATTCATGCCAGAAGAATTGTATACTATATGTTCCTGTTGAACCTGATGTGTTTTGTAACCATAGGACATATGTTGTATCTGATTTCAGATTCCAATGTCCGCTTATATTTGCTAATCCTCCACTTCCAACAATTGTGTCAGCTACCCCTGTATTTCCATATTCAAGAACAGCTGTTCCAAGGTCTGCTACTGTCGGGTCATAGTAGAGTTTTGTTGTTGGTGTATTATTTGAGCTTCTATTCTGGTTATATACTGTTATTTCTGTTCCTGGTATTGTTACTCCAGAATGTGATATCACTGATGATGCTGTTGTCTCATAAAGTTTATAGATTCCAGAACCACCGAAGTTTATTGTAAACATTGCATTTGGTGTATCATCATGTGTTTCTATCACAAGACCTACTGTAGCATTTGATGTAAAGGCTGTCCATGTATGTGAACCAAAAAATATATGTCCACGATGAACAAGAGCATGTTCATAACCAGCAGCCACTCTCTGGTTTAATTCATCTGCCCACCAATCATAAGTCATTTTTTCATCCTCCTATTTTTTTTATGTTTTTTCTAATGTGAGATTCCAGAATACCACGCTTGGTGTTCCTGGTTCTCTGCTATATGTGAAATCCTCGATAAGCCATGTTGTGTCAAGGAAATCATTATTAAATCCTGATATTGTTATTTCTTCTCCTTCATCCATCATTTTATCTATTCTTTTCATTGTCCAGAAGATATTTTCCGAGTATCCTTCTATTATGAAGGTATTGTCATATTCATAGGATTGGAACCAGTTTATCCCACCATTTGGTGTAAACCATCTTGTTCCACCACCATAAACAGGTGTATTACTATAATACCAGTCCAAATCATCGCTAGTTCCTGTTCCATCTGTTTTGAATATAAGATAATATAAACTATTTGAATGTAAAAGCAAAGCTGGTGAAAAAGTAAAAGTAATCCATGTAGCAAGACCATCCGGTACTATATTACCATTGATTGTGCTTGAAGCCAAATCTGCACCGGCAAGTAAACTTTTTATAGCAACTGTTCCATGACTAGGGTTTCCATCTCTTTCAAGTAGCAATCTTGCTTGTGTCATATAAAAATTTTCGTTAAATTGTGTTGTACCTATTGTGAAACCTTGTGCTTTCCAGTTGTCGCTATAAACACCAATAAATGTATTATATGTCATATTATATTCATATACATCTGTAATACTAGAATTATGTATATCAGCTGTTTTTGAAACACCAGCAAGTGTTATCTGTTCAATATCTTTCCCAGTATCAATTACAACACTTGTATCCTCCCAGAAATGGATTGTTTTCTGGTTTCTCCCCTCTGTCCAAGAAAGTGTCTCTGGTATATGTAAAGTTACTTGGCTTGTATCTGTTGTCATAACAAATGTGTCACAGCTCATATTTTTTCAGCCTCAAGAACCCAATCATAAATATTAGGATTTGTGTCATTCTGACGATATTCAAAACTCTTTATCTGCCAAGTTGTATTCAGGTTAGGGTCATCCATTCCACTGATTTCTATTTCTGAACCATTTTGTTCCATGTCTTTTACACATTTAAGCCGGATAGTTGCCTCGCTTGTTGTTCCAATATATTCCATTCCTGTCATTGTAAGGGTTTTATTGTTACGTTGAAGGTCATATACCGACCTGTCACCATTCCAGAAGTTGAGTTTTTTTATCTCACGATTATGGTTATAGTCATATGTAGATGGTTTTGTCAGATAACAAGATGTTGTACTTGGTGTATATTTAACTCGTGCATACATTTGTGTTGTTCTTATTTCAGGATTGACAGCCTCATTTGAGTTTACAACAATATAAATTTGTGTGACCCTGACGCCCTCTGTACTTTTTTCTCCACTGTTTGTACGGATTTTACATCCTGCTTGGAGATTATCTATCTCAGTCCATGTCCAAGGATTACTTGTGCTTGGGTTGTTTTCCCATTTATAAGAATCAACCTTGTACCCACCCCATTGATAATCATTAAATTGTGTACCTTCATATTCAGTATTATAAGTGTTAACAAGTGGTTTCATATAACCAACAAGACCACCAGCTGAAATAGACCTGTATGCCTTCCATCTGACAAAAAGAGTCATATGATTTATTACTCCAGCTTGTGTCGTATGATTCTCCATGACAAACATATCTTTTTGTGATGAGCTTGTATTCCACCATAGATATGTTGAATCATCATCTGGTGTTGTATCATCTACTTTATCATAATGACTTCCACTGCTTGGAATTTGTCCAAGTTGGGCAAATTCTCCACCATCTTCCGGACGGAATATAAAACTATAATTTCTTGTAATTGTCGGACTGCTACATTTCATTCCGATGAGCAGATTATCTACATCTGTCCATGTCCAAGCTTCGGAATTTGTAGGATTGCTTTTCCAAAGACAGGAGTAAAGATTATATCCGGTTGTAAGTTGAATATTTGTTGGGTAGGTTGCCTCACTTGATTTTGAAACATTTCCAAACCCGTCATCAAGAAGTATATCAAAAGTCCCAGAACTTGACTGTCCATATTGATGTGATTTAGCACGAGCAAAAACAGTTATACTATTTATGCTTCCTAATTCTGTTGTATGATTCTCAAGATTATAAAGGTCACTCACTGTTGAAATATTTGTGGTGTAAACATATGTATCAGTATCATAATCAAGTCTTGTGTCATCTACTGTTGTATAATTTGTTCCAGCTGGTTCAGCACTCAATTGTGTTGCACTATCACCATTTGGGTATAGCCATAGCATTTTAAGACTTGGCGATTGACTAATTGTAAATGTAGCACTCATTTTTTCCTCATAATAGGAAGGGTATCGTTATTTTAAAATCCTCAAAATCAGCATCATTATCATGCATAATGGTTGCAGTAGTTGACGAACCATTATTTACATCCCATTCTATTTTTACTCCTAGTCTTTCCTCCTCAGTTATCTCCTGTGGATTATCAAAGACATCTATCCAGAAGGGGTATACTATATCATCGCCAGTATGCCAATCCGAATCATAGTTTATTATATCATTTACTTGTATTACTCCTGTTGATGCTAGTTCTATCTCATCTGCTTCGCTTGTCACCTTAACAATTGTTACACGGTAATCAGATACATAAGAGGTTGCCGTCCGTGCCATAAATGTTATATGTCCTTCAACTACTCCTTCTATAAAATATGTTTTTTTAATATTATGCGGATAAAGGAATATTGTAGTAGTTGAACCCCAATCTGATGAAGAAGTTGTACTACACGCCTCACTTATATAATCTTTCACAAGCAGATAATGATTATTTGTTAAGTTTCCCCATGTTATATCCCAGTCATCTGTATATATTCCATAAAAAGTCTGATAAAATCTTGCATCATCTGTCATATTTTTTTCACCTCATATCATATTTACTTGTTCCATCAGCATTAATAAGTTCAGCTTTTATACCCAAACCAAGCATACTAGCTACCCTATTTATATCAACATCCGTGTTAATATTTCCAACCTTTACCAACATGTTTATTACTGCATTTGTAAGACCAGTCTTTGGTACAGTCTTATATGTCATCCCACCTGTTCCACCTGATGGTGCATAACTATAATTCTCATATTTTTTCACATAACTAGCAAGAGCTTTCTTCATACCTGCTGCATCTATAAACAATGAAAGACCAGGTGCTTCCATTAATATTTTTGTAAGATCCTGCATTTTATCAAAAGCAGTCTTATTTATAGATGTAAGCGTATCCTCCCATTGTTGTTTCCTGGTATCAAGAAGAACTGCCTCATCAAATATTTCCTGTGACAAATCAGCTATCTGCTGATCATAATTGTATTTCATCTGGTATGTTACTTCATTTGCATCACGGATTCTTTTATCAATGATTTCTTTTGCCTTCTGATAGGCATCAAGTTCGGATACTGTTTTTCTCTCTGCATTATCTTCAGCGGAGATTCTTTCCTGAAGATTCATTATTCGAAGGTTTTTCATCCTTCTTTCTTCAGATCGTGTAAGACCACGCCTTCTCATCATTCCTCTAAGTTGAAGTTTCATTATCTCCAAATTGTTTTCTTCGATGACTAAGTTTGTTTTTTCCATCTCTTTCCGCTGGCTTTCTTGTGCATGTTCATATTCTCGGACAGTTGTTACCGCATTTTTTAGTTCTGTATTTTGTGTCTTCCAAAGATAAGTTTCATCCTCTAGTCCCATATTTATATCATGTATAAGGTCAGCATGTGTTTGTTCTGCTTTAAGAAGTTCAAATTCATATCCTAATGTTCCCTTTATTGTATCTCCATATTGTGATAGTTTTTCTCTTTGTTCTTCTGTTAAGCTAGTCAATTCTGAAACAGCTATACTTGCTGTTCTCTGAAAAGTTCCCCAAACATGAGTAATATTTTCAGTAATTTCTTCATTGAGGGTATCAAGCGTTCCCCAACCATAAGTAATATTTTCAGTAAGTTCTTCATTGAGGTTATCAAGCTCATTTTCTATATCTATAAGGTCTGTTTCAAGTTTTTCGAGTTCTGTGGTGTAATCATCAAGTCGCCCTGTTGCCTTATCAAAGGCATTCTGGTTATTATTAATTTCCCATGTTAAATCTTCGAGGTTTTGTGTAAGATCACCAGAGTAATATCTTATTATATCATGTACTTTTTTCTCCACTTCTTCAGCATCATATCCTTCTTTAACCTTCAGAAAACCTTTTTCTATAGAAAAAGGTGATTCTCCCATTCCAAATAATTCTCTTTCCACTTTTTTTATTTCTGCACTGATTTTCTCAGCTTCTTTAAAAGCATCTATATAGGCATCAATAGAACCAACATCAAGAAAACCACCTTCTCCCTCAAAAGGCTCCATAACCTGATTAATATAACTATCTTTTATTCGCTGGAAAGTATCCTCAACACGTCTAACCGATGCATCAGCATCACCACCAGAAAGAAAAGTACCCCACCAAACTTTTGTCTTACGCCACCATAATTCAAAACCAGACCATGCCTCACCAACCTTTCTCTCAGCATATTCAAGCTGTTGAGTAAGAATCTCAGCCTGACGTTGAGCAGTATTAATCATTTTAGCAAGAGCTTCCTCAGTACGACCAGCTGCATCCTTAACAAGTAGAAGATCTTCCTCAAAACCCTCAAGTCCCTCATCACCTGCTAAAACCATTGCAACACGAAGGCTACGCATATTTGGGATAAGCTCAGAAATTATCCCTCTTCCGAATTCATGTGTTGCCTCATTAAGTTTATGGAAGAAACCAACTAAACCATCAATACGAAGACTAAGAGCACTCATATCAATGCCATATTCTTGAGCAACCTTTTTTGCCTTCTCAGTTGGACTAACAACATTCTGAATAGCAAGAGCAAGACCACGAGCTGTCATATCAAGATGAAGACCATGACGAGTAGCTGTAGACAATGCAGCCATAAGTTCACTGAAACGTATACCAGCTTGTGCAGCTATTGGTACTACATAACCAAGAGATGATTCCAAGTCACGGAACTGGAATTTACCACGGACAACCGATTGAAAAAGAATATCAGAAACATTTGCTGCCTGTGCAGCAGTCATCCCATAAGTATTCAGAACCGTCGTAAAAATATCTACAGATTCACGTACCGTTGACAATCCAGCTATAGAAGCCTTAGTAGCAGTATTTAGAAGTCCTATGGCATCTTCAGCATCAAAAGCAGCAGACATAATGTCATATAATCCTTTTGCCATATCAGACGTTGCCTGCCCGAAGTTAATAGAAAGAACCTGTACACCAGCTGAAAGACGATCTATTTGATCATATGTATCTTTTCCGAGGATTGTTCCTACTTCTGCGATTCTTACTTCAAACTCACGGAATTTATTTATTGAATCCCCAACCCATCCGATGAGAGAACGAATTGCTTGTTCACCATATCTAAAAGCAGCCTGAAGACCAACGAAACGCATAGCAAGTCCTTTTAATTCACCACCGAAACGTTTTGTCCGAGTTGAAGATTTTAACATACCATTTTCATATGTTCTAGTGGTTTTAGAAAGACCTTTCATCTCTGTTGTAACTTCTCTAACTTTGTTAATAAGATTACCCTTATATTGAAATTCAAAACTTACTGTTTTTTCAGCCATGTTTCATTCTCTCCTGGGCTCTTTTTATCATATCCTTCTGAGATTTTTTCAGAGGAATGGGTTGCCCGTCATTCATCATTTTTTTGATTTTAAGATACTTATGTAAATTATTGAAATCTTTCATGCTCATAATATTAATATCTTGAAGATTACCAAGTTGTATATACATCTCAAACTTGATTTCTCGAAGACTATCAAGTTGTTCCGTAAAGGAAATATCTACATCGTTTTCCGAAAATCCTTCTCTTCACCCTTTGTAAGTTCACGTCCGGCTTCCCAGATATTATTCGAAAGAAAAACAAAATCAGCGACATGCATATTTTTTATATCATCAAGAGAAACACTTTCATCAATAATTTGAAGTGTCTTCCAGACAAGTATCTGATTCATTTCTTTCTCAAATTTTCCCCGATTTTTTTTGTATTTTTCCTCTTTTTCAAGTTTGGCAATTTCCTCAAGCCATTCCTCATGACGACTAACTGTCATCTTTGGAAGGACAAAGGATTCGCCATCTTTTACAAAGGATAAAGATATTTTTTCTCCTATTTTCTCACAACCTCTTACCCATACAAATCATGGAATAAGCATAAAATAAAGAAAACGTAGGGATAAAACCCTTACGTTATTGTTAAATTTTTGAAAGTAAATGGTTGACTAACCATCATTCCTTCATCTGTGAGACTTTGGTCTACTGATGTATTATCGAAACGCCCGACATTCAATGTGAATGTGTCATCTATACCTGATTGTCCTGTAACAACTGCTATGCTTGATAGAACAGCACCACCGAAGACATCACCCCAGTGAACAGCTCCACCATTATTCAGGCTTATATCACACGATCCTATTATATCCTTTGCACCAGGAATAGCACATGTCTTTGTTGATGTATCGCAATCCCAGTAATCAGTTATATGATTATCAACGTTTATTTCAATACTATTAGTAATATAAGCTGGTTCAGCTATTCCGGTTATTGTAATAGTATTAGCTGTGTGGTTAAATCTTGCATATTCCTTTCCTAATGCTGTTGGTTTGGTTCTAACTGTCGTTGATGCTGTTGCAACACTTTGTACACTGAAATCAGCGGAACAAATATATTCATTTCCTTTACTAGCAGAAAGTGTAAAACTCTTTGCTACGCAACCAGTTAGCATGTAATATGATTTTGTACCACCAAGCTTGTTAGCAGAATATTCAAATGCTAAACTTTTAACAGTACCTGTTGAACTACGGTCACAACAATATGTTGCAAGTGAACCGATTGTTGCACTTGGTGTTGTTGGTTGAAGTACCCATTCGATATGTAATACTGGGTCACTTGGTTGACTTATAAAACCACAAATTGTTGGTTCACTAATTCCACGTAAAGTCTTGTGTATATCACCAGAATCCAGTCTGACATTATATACCTTGTCAGATATTAACATGGTTCCGCCGCTGGTTTCACCACCACCGTAAACATTTTCTTCCCAGAACCATATATCTCCTTGATATGGAAGTCCCATTGCCATTGTCTTTTCTACCTCCTTAATTTTTTTATTTTTTTATTCTCTAATTATTTTTTTATGGTCCTTGATACCTATTCGCATAGGCACTGACCACATAATGGAAAACAACTCGTTTCCCATCTGTTTCAATTATCTCCCGTCCAGTATCTTCGGGTTCCACCCATGTACAATCAGATACCGTATGACGGTATGTCATAATCCTGTCTATTAGTTCATCTTTAAGGTCTTTAACCCATGTTTTGATTGTTATCTCATCCTTATTTGCAACATAAATATTAAAATCCACATATGCCTTGTCAAACCTTGTGTCACCTTGAACATTATCAACTCTCCCAGGAGCATCTACAAGAGTAAGCTCTATAAATGGAAAATATGGAAGTTCACCTGTCCGAGCCTCAGAAGGCATAAACAGTGGAACATAACATGTATCACCCTTAAGCGGTCCATCTGGATATGAAAAACTTATACAGCTTTCATCAACTCCGTCATCATCAACATCATAACTATAACCTATAGCATTAATGATGTCGACTCGTGGGTCAAAAGCAGTATAAGTCATATTATACACCTGCTACCATTGGTTTCCTCACCTGATTAATAAGCTGACGGTATTTTCTATAGAACCGTCGACTGTCCTTTTCAATAATTGGAAGATTTGATGCTATATCACCAAGTGTCACCCTGTCAACTTCTTTAAGTCGTCTCATAACCATATCAGCTGCTAGATGACCAACTGCATTTCTGAAAAGTTCTTCATCGTAGCTTCCGTATTGATGCCAGTAGTCAATGTATACTCCTTCATTGTTAGCAGGAATAGCTGTACTTCCATCATTCTGATACATTGATATTTCTCCTCTCTGATATTTAGAAACCGTAATTATGGCTCGTTGATAGCTTCCATTATTATCAACCCACCATGCATTAATATCTGTTGCACATGATGTATTATTACCAGTTATGCTTCCATCACCATTTATATCGGCAATTGGAAAGAAATTACTTTGAAAGCTTGTATTTATTCCATCAAATCCTGCTCCTGTATTAGGATTTCCATTTGGTGTTTCCTCATAATGATGGATATAAATATCTCGTAATGCTTCTTTGTAGGCTTTCCAACAAATGTCAGAAAGTGCATCATCATCTACATCCTTAGTCTCACTAGCTCCTGTTATATCTCTTACATCATCTGTCACACGCCAAGGCATTACATAGAATTTATCATGTTCAACCGCTACCTGACTTGTTCCTGATGTGCTTTTTACTTCTATTTTGTATTTACCATATGTTGCAGTGGAGGACAATGAATCATAGTTATAGTAATAAACACCCGTACTATCTCTTGCCATAGCTTGTGAATTAACAAGAACAAAATCACAGGGGTCTTTAATCGTTATACTTACTGTGCTTGGATCAACCTTTGTTTTAGTCCGGTCTCTAATTGTTATCCAGTAAGCTATAGAATCTTCTCTTTCGTAGATTGCCATTTTAATCCTCCTTCTTTTTTATTTTATAATATTCATCTTTTGATTTATCAATCTCATATTGTTCTTCTTTTTTCCTTATATGAGTATATTGTTGTTCTTTTGTTTTTACATAATCATAAAAATTTTCTAAATCCTTAAGGATTTTGTAGTATTCCTCCTTGGTTTTTTGAAAAGCCAAAGGAAGCCTAAGTAACACTCCAGAAATAACACTATCTGTAAGATTAATTGTATCAGAGAGATTCCGGTAGAGGGTTTTTAAAACAGATAGATTATCTGAAAATGTTAAAGTATCTGAGATTTCTCTTTTAAGCGTGATTTGTTTAGCAAGAGAATCTGATAGTTTGATTGTATCTGAAATTGTTTTGACAATTGATTTAATGGTTGATAAACTATCTGAAACGCTGAGTGTGTCGTTAATTGTTCTGAAGAAAGATGCTTCTTTTAAAAGAGTATCTGATAAATTAAGCGTATCTGAAATGTTTCGTTGAAGTTTTTTAACTATTGATACGCTGTCAGTTAGGTTAATGGTATCATTTATTGATTTCAGTATTGCTTTTAGAGAACTAAGGCTGTCTGATAGGTTTATTGTATCTGCTATCGTTCTTATGTAGCTTGCTTTTTTAGAAAGACTGTCACTAAGGTTAAGCGTATCTCCTAGTGTTTTATGCAAGTCATATGTTTTTGATAGGCTGTCTGAGAGTGATATGGTATCATTTATTGATTTCAGTATTGCTTTTAGAGAAATAAGGCTGTCTGATAAATCTATAGTGTCATTAATGCTTTTATGGAGTTCATAATTTTTTGATAGACTATCGGATAAATCTATAGTGTCATTAATGCTTTTATGGAGTTCATAATTTTTTGATAGACTATCGGATAAGGTTAAGGTATCTCCAATACTTTCTCGTAAATCAACTTTTTTAGAAAGGCTATCACTAATATTAATGCTATCATCAATGGTATTCTTAAGTATAAAAATTAAATCAATTTGTTTAGGAGCATGTGTTATATCCAAAGTATAAGTATCACTAACCATATAGCTACCTGTGGTTGCTTGTACTTGGATTGTATCACCATCTGATACATATTTACTTATTTCAAGCAAATATTTACCCCCATTTGATGTCGTTCCTGTTTTTATTCCTTGTCCTTCTGTTGTATCTGTAACTGAAACCGTGAGTCCATCCCATGTCGTACTACCATCCCCATGATAAACAGTACCACGAACTGTTATCGGAAAAGCAACCGTCATAATGCACTCACCTCAAAATATCGTGTATTTTCTACTTTTGTTTGAAACACATCATATTGAACGATCGTTTCATCAAGCATCCATATTTCAAAATCTTTTATCCAGCAATCCCATCCGAAATATGTCCGATTCCATACACAGAGTTGTTCACCTGCTGTAAGATTCGTCTTATCATCTGTTATTGATGATAGATTATTATTCGGAGCACTTATTGTAAGCGTAAATCCTGTAAAATTACTTCCCTTGTTCTGAGTCGTATTATCAAGTGTTATATTCCGTTCTGCTGTATATTCAATGTTTGTGTTTTCTGTCATGTTGATTGTCTGGTTTCCACTTGTTCCACCATCTGTTATATAAATTCTAAGTATGTCAAATGTGTGTACTGTAAAATTATCACCAGAAGTATTATGCGGATGATATTGATACCATAATCCATCTGCATACCAGTCTGTATCATATGTTCCTGTATCATTCCATAGGCTTATGTTTTCATCTGATGACCATGTTATGTTCTCGAAATCAGAGGCAATAATATCCCCGATTGTATCATTATCTCCCATATAGATTATGTAGTCTTCCCCGTAGATTCTATATGTATCACTATAAGTTGTTATACCTGATATGGTTGTGAAATGATAAGTCTCGTTACACCAAGAACCATTACCATCTGATATGTTTACACTCCAGTAATAAGTCGCAGAACTGTTCGTGAAGTTACTATTCTGTTGTGTAATGTTAGTACCAGATACCACGCTACTGTTGGTTGCGAAATCATACCATTGACCAGTAATGGTATCATTGTACCGCCAGGTGGCATTGATTGTGTCACCATCAGTATCCGAGACTATAACATACAGGTCAGGGGTAGTGGATATATCAATACTACTATTCACAGGAGATTCATCAGATTGCGTAGGCGGTGTATTAGATGGTGGTTCACCGCCTGTTGTCCAGCTTATATTCCAAGACCCCATGTTTACACTACTATCGCTGAAGTTTCCATATATCATAACACTAGCATTTGTTACTGAGGATATATCGTCTCCATCCCCATTGAGTCCGCT